TTTGGAATTTAGGATGGCCATATAAATGAGTTTTCCAAAACAATTAGCAAGAGAAGATTTATTTAAATGTCCAATATGGCTTGCTGATGAACCTAAATATGTTAAAAAATTAAATAAAGCCTCTGATCCATATATTGAAATAGCTAAAAAGAATTTAAAAAAAGATATAGGTAAAAGAAATAAAAAATTTGGTAATAAAGGGGATATGGGATATGTGTTTCATTCAACATCTTTAATTGGTGATCCTAATTTTAAACAGCTACAAGATTATATTGGTGCAACTGCGTATAATTTATTATTAGAGATGGGTTTTGATTTAACAAATTATTCAATATTTATTACAGAAATGTGGGTACAAGAATTTGCTAAAAACGGTGGAGGACACCATACTTTACACACTCATTGGAATGGGCATATTTCTGGTTTTTATTTTTTAAAAGCTAGTGAAAAAACATCTATGCCTTTATTTGAGGATCCAAGACCTGGTAATATGATGAATCTTTTACCTGAAAAAGATAAGACAAAAGTAACCTATGCATCAACACAAATTAATTATAAAGTTATTCCAGGGAAAACTATGTTTTTTCCATCCTACATGCCTCATCAATATGTGGTAGATATGGGATATGAACCATTTAGATTTATACATTGGAATTGCCAAGCAGTACCAAAGGGTGTGTTAAATGTTACTAACAGTTAAAAAAAATTTTTTAGAAGAACCAGTGTTTGAACAAATAAAAAATATAATACTTAGTAACAGTTTTAATTGGTTTTTTCAAAATGAACAAAATAAACTTGCTAAAGATGGATTTTTTTTCTCACACAAACTTTATGCTGAAGACCGCATAGAATCTGATTTTTTTGATTTTATTATTCCTCATTTAAAAAAACAAATAGATTATCAATCTTTAAGCAGATGCACTATTAATTTATTAACCCCATCTAATAATAAATCTATTTTTCATGTAGATTCCAAAGATAAAAGAATAACAACTGGTATTCTATATATTAACAAAAACAATGGATACACAGAATTTGAAAATGGTAAGAAAGTAAAAAGTAATCCCAATACATTTGTAGAATTTTCTTCTGAACTAAAACATAGAGCTGTTAGTCAAACAGATACAAATTGTAGGGTTGTTTTAAATATGAACTATTATAAATAAGGAGTATTAAATGCAAAATAAAGATATGAAAAAAGCTGTGATAAAAACTATACTAGAAACTAGTACATTAAAAAATAAACCAAATTTTATAGATAATTTTATAAAATCTAAAATGCAACTGAAAGGAAAAAATGTCATCAAAAAAATCGGCGTTCCAAAAAAATAAATATAGTATTTTAAAAGGAGCTATTAGTAAAGAAATAGCAGATTTTGCTTTTACTTATTTTTTAAACAAAAGAAAAGTTGCTAGATTTTTATTTGATCAAAAGTACATATCTCCTTTTACAGAGTATTGGGGAATATGGAATGATGAGCAGGTTCCAAATACTTATTCTCATTATGGAGATTTAGTTATGGAAATTTTATTACAAAAAGTAAAACCTGTCATGGAAAAACACACTGGATTAAAGTTATCCGAGACATATTCTTATGCAAGGATATATAAAAAAGGAGATGTGTTAGCTAGACACAAAGATAGATATTCTTGTGAAATATCCACTACGTTAAATCTAGGGGGTGATGAATGGCCTATTTACTTAGATCCAACAGGTAATAGAGGTCAAGCAGGTATTAAGGTAGACTTAAAACCAGGGGACATGTTGATATATTCAGGATGTGATTTAGAACATTGGCGAGAAGAATTCACTGGTAAAGACTGTGCTCAAGTATTTCTACATTATAATGACGCTAAAAAGAAAACAGCTAAAGAAAATCAATTTGACAAACGTCCATTTTTAGGGTTGCCAGCCTGGTATAAAGGCTTTAAATTACCTAAATAATATAGTAGAATAATATTCTGGCGGGAGATTCCACCACACCATCTCCTGCCTGAATATTATAGGTAATTTATGTTACAAAAAATTAATATACAACCAGGGATCAATAAACAAGTCACAGCAACGGGTGGCGAGGGTCAATGGGTTGATGGGGACTATATTCGTTTTAGATATGGCTCACCTGAAAAAATAGGTGGTTGGGCACAGTTGGGAGATATTACTTTAACTGGTAGAACAACTGCTATGCACCAATTTGTTAATTCCAGTGGAATTAAATATTCAGCATTAGGTACAAACAGAATTTTATATGTGTATTCAGGAGGTGCATTTTATGATATAACTCCTATTAAGGCTACAACAACATTAACTAATGCGTTTACAACAACACAAAGCGATGCAACAGTCACGATTACGTTTGCATCTGATCATAATATTTCTCAGTATGATATCATTAA